GACCAAGGACGATCACAAAGTTGCGATGATCGCAACCCTTATGGATGCCAAAGGCTTCCTGCTGGACGAAGACTACACCCGAGATCTTGCTAACTCCTTGTGGGATCAGGAGGAACAACAGAAGGCCATAGCCAAAAGCTTTGGCCTAGACAACATCAACTCACCACAACAGGTGGTTGCTGCATTGGAGAAGATCGGTCTTGTCCCCGATCAGGTCACGCCCAAGGGAAACCCCAAGGTTGACAAGGTGTTTCTTAAAGCGCATGTGGAGCATCCGCTGGTGCATGCAATCATCGAGGGAAAGAAGGCAGGCAAGTGGAGAACGACTTGGGTGGAGAAGTTTCTGAACTCCGTAGACGCGTATGGCAGAGTGCACCCATCCACGAATACGCTACGTGCCCGGACTGCGAGATTCAGTATCACTGGGATACCTGCCCAGACTCTGCCAAGCTCCGATTCACTTGTACGTTCCTGCTTTGTGGCCGACACGAACGAGGTGATGGTGGGCGTTGACTATGCCCAGCAGGAGCTGCGGTTTGCCGCAGCTAAAGCACCAGATGCACGAATGATTCAAGCATTTAAGCATAATGAAGACCTTCACACGATCACCGCTGAAACGGCCTGGCCTGGTCGTGGTGTGGAGATGCGTAAATACGGCAAGGGTGGAAACTTCGCCACTGTATACGGCGGGGGTGCCAAGGCGCTCATGTCACAGTTCGACATGACCAACGAACAAGCTGTAGCTGTGATCAGCGCTATCCGCAAGGCCTACCCTGGCCTACGTGCCATGTCAGATAGGCTCGCAGCACAGGCTGAGAAGCAAGGTTTCATCACCACGTGGACGGGTAGGAAGCTTCCTGTAGACCCGAACAGGTTGTATGCAGCCTCCAACTATTTCATTCAATCAGGTTGCAGAGACATCACTGCTCAGGCTATGATTAGACTGTACGATGCCGGGTATGTGGAACACATGCGTTTGGCCATCCACGATGAGCTGCTGTTCAGCCTTCCGCAAGGCTTGGGAAACGTCCACGAAGTGGTAGAGTTGATGAGCACTAGGGTTGGACCGCTTGACATCCCTGCCGAAGCTAAGATAGGCTCTAGAAGCTGGGGATCACTTTACGAGCATGAGTAGTTACTGTGTATGTAGTTGCATACGATGCAAACTTCTGGTACATTGTCGTAGACGGAAGCGAGGCTGTGACGCATGAGATATGATAGGGAAACTCTTCGATCGAAGATCGAGTGGGAAGGTGATGAGGGTATCACCTGGTTCAAGCCTTCTGAAGTCCCGGAAGAGTTGGAGGAGCTGTGGTCTAAGGCTCTAGAAGCTCGCGTCTTGTTTGATGACCTTATGGAACAGATTACGGCTGAGTTGGAGGACGAGTAAGATGGCTGTAGGCTATCCAGGTGTTAATGGCGCTCCTGGCCAGGAGCCTAAGGAAGAGGGCAAGGTCACCGGAACCGTACTCGGTTCCGATGCGGTCAACTCTCTGGTTCGACAGTCCGATGGACAGGTTGTGATCGTGGACAACAAGAGCGGTAAGCGTGCAGGCAAGTGATGGACGATGAGGCTTGACACAATTTCTTGGAGGCTGTAAGATGGCAGAGTACCGATACCGCTGTGATGACTGCGATTTTGTGACAAACGCCTACGGCAACGACTCAGCCGCTAAGGCTGCGCTAGAGCTTCACCGGCAGCACTGTTTGAAGCGCAAGCAACAGAATGGTTATTAGACGCCAGCCTTGTGGGCTGGTAGAGCTTGGGACTCGGCCAACAGTTAATTCCAGCGATGAGGAATCCCAAGAGGATATGGCACGCTGGAGCGCGATATCCAACAAAGCTAGATGCTACCTTAGGCCCCCTGGTACTGGCTGTGGGTACGAATGTCAGCCCATCTAGCGAAGCGGTGTGACTGGAGGTTGGTTCCAGGCTGGGCTCATATCCCAGAGACGCGAGTTCGAATCTCGCCACCGCAACTAGGACACGCCGGTTCGCTACCGGCTTCTCTGAAGGAAGGTTGATCCCCTTCTGGGGAGTGACAAGTTCGGAACTAGGTGACCAAACTGGCGGCACGTAAATGCCGAGAAGTGAGATCTGCATAGGTGGTTCGACTCCACCCCTCCCACGGAGACAAAACTTCACCCTGTTGAAAAGTCTGCATCAAAAATAAGGAACAGGGTCGTTCACCCCAATGGCGATACAGCGGGGTGTTTCTCAGGTAGCTCAACGGAAGAGCGGGCGCACCTAGAGCCACGGATGAAGGTTCGAATCCTTCCCTGAGAACAAGCCACCACCAAGTTCGCACCTACTACGTTTCTCCGTCCTGGGAAACCGGTGGTGGCCCAAGTGCCCGTAGCTTAAGATGGCAAAGCGGCGGTAGTAGCAGTATGTGGGTTCGAATCCCGCCGGGTACACGCGGGCATTTCTACAGAAAGGCAAGCAGGCAATGACTCCGGAGCAGAAGAAGGCTTACGAGGACGCTCTGAAAGAAGCCAAGGATTACGAGAAGAAGATGAAGGAAACCGAGAAGAAAGAGACCAAGTAGTGTGTCGATGTTCCTGTTCTGAATGTGACAAAGGCAACCACTGCCACAGGTGGTCTCAGGGCTGCCCGCCCATCACTGGGGGTGCAACCGATGGCCAAGCATAGAGGTAATCATAGTTGGGGGAGCAACAAAGGCTATGAGGCACAGCATGCACCGACAGCCCCTAGTGGCTGTACACCCAACACTTGTGGCTGCTCAGGCTGCCGATCGGGTATTCACGGCCACGGAGACAACGACGTCAACCTTCACTGTTGGGAACATCGGGATAATTGTCACTTCGGCTGCTGATGGAGCCTGTACACTGTCTGGATACTGCTGGTGTTCGGGCTGCGCCAGGGGTCACGGTGACGACACGATAACTACACACTGTTTCACACACGGCAACAGATGTCATCTCTCCTGTTGACACACAAAAGACCCCCGGTCCATTAGGACCGGGGGTTTCTACATCTAGCTGGCGTTCATTTTCTGCTCAGCACGAAGTGCGTGTGTGGAAGCTTCTGATGCGGAGACCGCATCATAGTCTGTGGCGAAGTTCGCATACAGCGAAACCACCAGAATGTAGAAGATGGATGCTTTGGACCAAAACCCTGGTGCGAAGAAAAACACCAGCGTAACCAACGGAATGTTCAGAAGCCAAAAATAAACCATCCACAGGTGGAAGCGCGTCTGCCATTCCGGATCATTCTCGAATTTGTTTCGGAAGGTTCTGAGCTTCCCCATGGTTACACGTTTCCGATAGCGTACCAGTTGGTGCCGTCAGACATCCACGAGGAACTGTGTGCAGCAGAAGCTGCCAGGGTCACAGCACCAGCAGGACCAATCAGCGAACCACCGGCAGCAGCTACAGTCACGGTGAAGGCAGCAGCGTCCTTGGTGACAGTGTACTGGCGCCCCACATACTTGAGTCCCTGGTTGGAGGTTGCACCGGCAAGAGCCGCTGCATTCGGCAGGGTCACAGTTGCGTTAGCAGCTTGTGCCTCAACAAAAACATTGTAGTCGTTGTCGGTAACAGTGTAACTGCCAGCAACAATTTTGACAGTCTCGTTCAGATCATCGAAGCCGGACATTAGGCTCCCTTTCCAAGGTAGGTGTGTACGACAGCAGCAACCCCAGCCGATGCTGCCGAGAGAAGAAGACCGGTGGTTACAGAGCCACCCTTGAGAATAGTGGAAACAAAAGCTGCCACAAAAATAAGCAGCCCAGTCTGCACATCGTGCACGGTGAACTTGGGGAGTTTCATTATACCGCCTCGATCAGATAGGCCAGCGGAACATTTTCACTGCCTGCAAGGCGAGTGATTGAAATCTTTTCCACATCAGTGGGCAGCGGACTCGGAAACGGGAAGACCCTCGGCTTGTTAGCCGGAACCACAAAGTCGAGATTGAAGTCGGTCCAGGCACCGTTGATGAAGGCAGTGACTCGAACATGGGCATCACCCATGTCTGAGCCTAGACTAAACCAAACGTTGCCCCAGCCAGCGGCACCTTGGCGACACGGCGGCGGAAGCACGAGAGTGGTTGCGTTCAAACCAGCAGCCACAGTCCCTTGAGAAAGAGCAGGCATATCGTCTCCTGTGTTTGTCGGAGGGTCGGCGACCCCGTTGAAGAGGTTACCCAGTTGGGCAACTGTGCCCTTGAAAGCATTCGTGTCGATCGGTGTGCTGGTGTATTGCCACACAACAGGTGTGGCGCCTCCGTAGGGAGCCCACCCAGGACCGGTGTCAGAATAGCTTGTGTAGTTACTGGATACCAGAGCGACTCCAGCGGCCGTCAGACGGCTCAGATTCCCGCCTACCATATTCCAGTACCACTGGGGCACGTAAGCGCCCCAGACACGCCCTCCAAGCCCTTCTAGGGCTATTTTGAAAGCGAGGATCTGGTCCACTGTGGGCTTGCTTCCACCAGAGGTTTCCACATCCAGCATACAAGGGACATTACCGGCATAGGCAAAGTAGTAGGCTGCCTGCACGGCAGGGTCTATCTCCTGCTTCAGAAAATGGTAGGCGCTGAACAGTAGGTTGCGATTGGCTGCCTGTGTCTTGAACCAGGAATATTGGGAATCCCTGTAGTAGTTTCCCTCAGTGGCCTTGGCCACGATAGCTACAGCATCGGAGGGGACATTCATCTGTCCCTGATAGGACGACACATCGTAGTATTTAATCGTCACTGTTGTCCATCCCCAGCAGGCTCAAGGACTCTTGGTAACTCAGTGAAGAGGCGGGAAGCGCTCGAACCATCCCATCTGACCCAATCCGTTCCGCTTCCCGTATAGCGTCTGCTCTCTGCCTCTGGATCTCTGATCCAACAAACATCTCCGAGTGTTGACGCTGTGCTGGCGTCAACCATGCCCGTGGGCGGGAGTCTGTGAAGTCGCTGCCATCCTCTGATCGCACGAACGGTGTCCTCATCAAGGTGTCCTGTTCTTGGTAGTCTTAGAAGAAGTTGAACGGTTTCCACTTCCGGACCCACTGTTCCCAGAGATATGTCCTTGACGAACCAACTCGGTGTATCCATCAATGGCCTCCTCAAGGTTACAGATGCGCTCGTCCTTTTCCTGGGCTTCCTCCTCCAACACCCTTACACGAGTGCTGAGGGTTGCTATGAGGATCTTCTGATCCTCGATGGTTCTCTTCTTGATGTTTGTCCTGCCGACGTTTACAGCGGTAACAACCACCACCACAGCAGCAAGAATATCAAGAAGATTTTTTAGCTGCATGTCGCCTCCTAAATAATCACGCGGCATTGCAGGATAATGTATCCACCGTGTGCGTTTGAGTCTTGGTTGCCTGCGGTGGAGGTTTTAGCTAGCTCAGGAGACTGTTGTTCAAAGGTGTAGTCGTCCACGACCACCAGGTTGGTGGTATTGTAGTTGAGATCTTGGAAAAGAACCAGGTTACCTGAGGAGGTAACAGCTTCTAGAGCAGTCAGCCGTTGGAAGGCGTAGCCATCCGTGCCGTGAAGAACACCGTTTCGGTCTGTCTCATGATCCATGCACAGCATGGGTATTTCAATAAGGGTCTGTCTGTTGACGCCGGGCAACGCCCGCAACTGATAGCCGTTCAAAACCGGTGTGTAACTGTTGTTGTTGTTCGAACCACGATGCAGAACAAACTTGAACTGGAACCACTCTTGAGCGTTACCGATATCGGATATGAAAAATGGTGTAGTAGAAGCAGACACTGAAGATCCGGTAACACCCGCAACAATACTAGTCAAAGCCATGTTGGGGTTTTGACCATAGATGTCTATGCTACCATCTGTAATATTCTGATGTCTCATATAGACATATTTGAAGTGTTTCGGTTCTAGAGTGTTGTATCGGATCTTTGGTGTGTAAATATAACCACTCGCTACACGAGTGGTGACAGTCGGGCCACCAGTATAGTACAGGGAAGAACCAGCCGACCACATCACAGAGTTCTTGGTGCCTGTGACTATGACACTGTTTACGGGACTGCCAGAGGCAGGGAAATATCCACCACCACCGACATCGTAGGGCATCAGATCGTTGGCGTATGGCTGACTGTTGGTTGAAGTAACCTGGGACAGGTCGATCTTTACCAGACCGTCTGTGGACGAAGCCTCTGAAGGATTAACCCAGCCCTGCTGCGGTATCAGGTTGTTTCCCTGGTTGCCGATCAGCATGAAGCGATCATATCCGCAGATGGCCTGAACCCCTGTTGAGGTGGGGTCTTGAACAACCAACGGACCATAGGTGAGGTTACCGTTGCTGTCTGTGGTCCCCACACGGAAACCCTTGTTGGTACCGATGCCCACGAAAGAACCGATGTAGGCATACATCGAGAGGATGACCTCACCAAAGGGCATTTGACAGCAGACCACACCAGAGGTGAGGGTTGGCAACGCACCACCAGAATCTAGAACAAACTTGTGTACCTGGCTGACTTGGTTGGCATCATGTCCGCTGGTTATGATAGCTGATTGTGTTTCACTGATGTCTGTAAAAATATAGCTGCTGCTTTGGTGGGTGAACTTGGGTGTTGGCAGAGTAGGCGGGGAACCGCCCACCAGCTCATAGACGTTGTTGTCTAGGCCAGCCACAAGACGGCCCTTCACCCAGCCGAGAACATAGTTACCTGAGGTGGATGGAACATTCCACGCCAGAGTAGCTGCTGCGGAGCTGGCGATAGCACCCTTGTAGATACCGGTCTTGTCCGCATAGTAGTAGTTGGTTCCGTCAGTGGTCAAAGTGTTGGCCAGGCCGGTAAGACCGCCTGGCATCGTGTACACTGTGGCAACAGCACCAGCTTCTGTGATGCACCTAAGAGTCTTCGCACCCACATCAAGCACTAGCGCACCATAGTGCGTAGAGAATGTAGGGTTGTACACAGCAGCCAGCTTGATAGGGCCAGTAAGAATCAGTGAAGGAACCGGGACCGCCTGCGGCAACAGCGAAACCTGCCCTGGCGTAGACAGAGTGTCTACGCCCTCAGAATACGAATACCTGAGACTGAGTGTGTTGTCTTCGGAAGTGTCCAGGAACTGCGTTCCCGCACCCTGTATGAAGCTACTCTGGCTGCGAAGCCACCAACCCCAGATGGACTGCTCACCCGGAACCTGCTGATTGTCGAACTGATCCTTGCGGATGGGAGAGAAACTACGCTGATAGATTTTGCGGAAGTAGGAGCCTCGAAGGGACTCACCACCGATGAACGGAATACCTGCGATAGCGTAGTCGTATGCGATATCGGTTCGCTGGAACTGTGTGGATAGGACACCAACCCCCGGCAGGAGACCGGCCGGGGAAGGCTGAAGAATGCCGTTGGTGTTGTTGAGCAGAGACGTCAAGCCCATCGTGATCTCCTAGTCCAGGAACCAGGTCCAGGTAGGTGCCGTGCTGCTGTAGGTGAGCGTGATAGAAGCTCCAGAAGGCACCCGAATAGACTGGCCTTGCGAAGCTCCTGTGATGCCCGTAACAACACCATTGACAGCAATAGCGGTGATTGTGGCACCGACCACGTAGACAGTGGCATCCGTTCCGAAGTGGTTTGTAACAGACCCTCCGCTGGCTGGAACAGCCGGTGGCGTGACAGAGCCCACTGGGTTGTATCCGGTGTTACCAAACACCTTTGCAGACGATCCAGCATTCAAGCTGATCACACCAGTAACACCAGCGATGGTATTGTTGGAGCTTATGATGTTGCTGGTGTACGGTCCACCTGCTTCAGCAATACAGTAGGTATAGTGCGCGGCACCATTGGTCAAGTCGAACTTGTTGCCAACAACTGTGTTGTTGTCAGAGCCCAGCCGGATACCCTCCACAGTGCCAACGCTAGACGGGTTGCCGAATTGGTTGCCGGTGATGATACAGTTGGGTCCAGTGGTTCTAATAGACTGATAGCGGGTCTGGTCAAATCGGTTGTCTTCAATGCGGGTGGGGCCAGAGTTTTCCACCTGTATAGCTGCTGAAGTATAGGTGCCGGAGCTTCCGATCACGTTACCTACGATGTTGGAATATCCAGCCACAAGACGAACTAGATAACCAACGTTGGTCTGCGGTGCGAAAGCAGGCTGCTGTGCAGCCGTAGTAGCGTTTGCCTGTAGAATATCGTTGAAGGCAATAAAGCCTTCCTCACAGAATACTGTCATGATTCCTGCGGAACCATTGACAATACGGTTGCCCTGCACCTGGATACTGTACGAGAAGTTGGTGATATCACCATCTAGCATAATGCCGAAGTTGGGAACTGCCGTAATGTTGCAGTCCCGGATGAAGCTGTAACGAACACCGTAGAAGTGAACACCGTTGCCTTGACCGGCTACAGTACCGGCCATGTTGGAACCGTCGATGGTGAGACTCTCAACACCCACGAAGTTTTGAACATATCCAGCAGTTCCGGCTGATGCCGGAATGGGCGTGCTGATAACATCGGCCTGGAACCCTGCTGCGGGCTTGATGGTGGTAGTACTTCTGCCGTCACCCTTCAAAACAACACCAGTCTGGATGGGCGTCAGCCCTGTACCACTGATGACATAGGTTCCCTTGGGGAAGTACACAACACCGCCAGCAGTGTTCGCCAGAGCAATAGCAGCGTTTATAGCCGTGGTGTCATCCGTGACACCATCACCTTGTGCACCGTGATACTTGACATTAAACCAGTCCGTAGTTCCCTCATTGTTGGTGAGGTTTTTGTTGGACACAGTTTGCGCATCTCTGGTTCCGACCACGCTAGAGCCAACACCGAGACCGTGTACAGAATGGCCACTGGCGTCATTACTGGTTGAGGCATCAATGTGAGAACGGGCTTCACGGAAGTCTCGTCCAATGTCCACATGCGTCACTGTCTGGTTGATCGGCTGATTCTGCGCAGCGGTTCCATCAATGCCACGGACGATAGTCCAGGTTGTGCCGGACACGTTGGTGCAGTCACATGCTTCCTGTAGCGAAGTACCGATACCGAAGGCGAATGTGAACGGCGTAGCAGGCCAGCTAGTGGAGGAGTTCACGGAGATGGCAGTTACGCCAGAACCCGCTGCTGCGGTGATAAAGGTCTGCGGAACATTTGTCCCGTACTGCTGTCCTGTAGGCATTCTATTCCTAGAAGTCGTAGTGGGAAGGAATCTGGAACTTGTCCCGCTGCTTGGCAGCTTCCTGCTCTAGACGCTCGTTGTACAACTGGCCGAAGTATTGTGACACCCTTGAGGCAGAACCTGGCTGAACATACTGTGCACGCTCGGAAGCCTCCACGGAAGAGATTGAAAGCCGAGGGCCTTCGAGCTGCGGAGACAGCTTCATACACGCACCGAAAACAATCACATCATGCGACGTGGACGGCAGGCCAGTCACTGCGGCATAATCATCGGTAAGATTTACCAGCTCAGTCGGTTCCTTACGATAGGTGATTTTGATTTGTCTACCGGGAACGATGTCATCGGAGATGAACAGTGATTTGCCGGAGGCTCCCAGCTCACCTGTGGTGGTGTCCGCCTGACCTACGAACCGCCACGACCTTGCGAACGGCCAGACGTGCGACGGCCCGATGAGTTGGTACTGGACCGAGAGGATTTCCTCCGCATCGGCGGGGAGTCCGTATTCGTAGACAACAGAGATTTTGGGGATGTTCGTGGTGTTCGTGGCCCAGATTTTGGGGTAGACCCCCCGGATGGTATCATTGATTGCCTCTGTCAAACGGATAGTGGGCCAGATGGGGGAGTTCTCAACCTTCGCACCCAGAAGGTGCGAATTGGCTGTACTAGATGCATAACCACGGCCAAAGGGCGCAATAGTTATTGTGTTAGCATTCTGGTTCACAGACTGCACAAGCATCAGTTCCTGATTGTCCACCTCGATTGTTCCACGTGAAACCTGTGAAGCATCCGCCACCCCGATGAGGGTGGCACTGTTTGTGATGTTCGCGGAGAGGGCAGTAAACTGCTGCTGGTTTTGTGAGAAGCCAGAAAGCTCCTGACGAACACGGTCAATCAGATTCTGAAGGGTTGGCATTTAGGCTCCAGTGGACTTTACCGTAACGGTTCCACCTACCATATTGGTAGTGACGTCAGCGCGAAGGAAGCGCATAGCAGCGTGATTGGCCCCAAGAGAGACCAGTGCAGTAGACTGCGCTGTGAAGGACATGACACCGTTAGTAATGGTTGGGGCTCCAGTGGATCCCTGAATAGCTGCCGAAGTCAATGGAACAAAGGTCACATTGTCTACAGAACCGAAGAAGGTAACAGCACCGGCTGTTGTGCCAGCACTTGTCACAACCTGAAACGTTGGTGTCTGGTGTGCGGAACCCTGATCGGTGACTGTGCCTGTCACAGTTGTGGTGGCTGCATTCAGGTTCGTGACAGAGTTAATGGAGCCACCAGCCACCGGAAGAGTGCCACTAGTTGTGGTGACTGTCATAGGCGTCTGAGACGCCGTAACGAACACATTGATGGTTGGGTTGGTTCCACCAGTGGTTGCTGTGCAACGAGCACGCAGGTTGGTGAAGAAGACAGAACCAGAACTCAAGACCTCTGTGTCACCTGTAGTGCTATTTCCTGTAGCAATGGTAGTCCACGTGTTACCATCATAGGTTCCCTCCAACACAACTGTTGATGTAGCAGGTGCTCCAGTGATGACGCTGGTGTAGGCAGCGTAGTTGAAACCCACACCACAGTCCCAAACGGACTGTGGGCTATTTGCTGGGTTCAGAACACCAACAGCCAGGGGAACCACACCAGTGGTAAAAGTTACATTGCTCTGAACGGTTGTGCCTGTGTTACTCGCCACGAGCGGTCTCCCTAATTAGTTGCATATCCTTAGACTGATCAACCATTTCAGTCACCTGCTTGATAGTCTCGTTGGAGACAGTATCGTAACCGCCCTTGCCATTCGGCGCCACCTGGAAGTCTCGGCCGTAGGCCATACCGGTGTCCGAGGACATCTTTTCTGCAAACTTGAGTTTAGCCATTCCTGTACCATCAGGCTGGATACCTTGGGTTCGGAGATCACGATAGAGGCTAAGCTCCCGTTCATGAAGGTTGTCTCGGGTTTTATCAGCACCATAGGCACTTCGTGCGAAGCCAACCATTTGGCGCTTGGAACGAACACACTCTCCCCAAGTCTTGTGGTCTTGAGTGGGGCAGCCTGTGGAACAAGGCATTAGTCAAAGGCTCCCTTGGTTTCATACGGAGCCCAACCGTTGGGCGACTGGTCACCATCACCAGGAGTGGCATACTCGCACTTGACGCTGTAGATGGTGTTGTCCAAAACCTTGCGCTCGTCCAGGTTGGTCAGGTGCATGTCCCCACCGATGAAGCCGTCGTGATTAGACATGTAGTCTGCCTGGTGCGGTGCACGTTCAAAGTCTTTGCCAGGGTCACCACCACGGGTGGTGCCCATCGGACGAGAAGTCTGGCCAGGGTTGTAGACAAAGTGCGTCTCCTTCCACGGCCCATCAATGGGCGTGTTGATTCTGCCCATGCCATCAGTGCCCGCACTGTCGTCCGGGTGAATATCCGGGTTCATGCCAAAGCGTGCGGTACCCGCGCGTCCACTCATTAGTAAATCCCCTGTCCGGTCGGTCCAGGACCCTGGAACGGAATAGCCTTGCTACCGGCGTTCGGGATAGGCCCCATATTGGTCATGTCTTTGCCCGCCGCAGCTGGTTTCTTGCCCTTGGTCGGTGGACTGGTGGTCTTCTTAGCAGAGGCTGCCTTTTTGGCAGCAGGCTTTTTGACAGCCGGTACAGCCTTCTTGACCGAAGAGATTTTCTTGGCAGACTGTACGGCTTTCTTAGGCTTCGGAGGCGCCATTACTTCCCCTTAGCAGCGTCGCTGCGGCCCTTGGCCGACAGCTTAGCCATCTTGGTAACCCCGTACTTTTTACGGCCCGCAGCGGCTGCAATAGCCGCTCCCTTGGCACCTCCACCGGCTGCCTTCTTGACAGCGGCGAAACGTCCACCCTGACCCAGGGGCGCATTCTTGTTAGGCTTGGTAGCCATTCGATTCTCCTAAGAGGTTGCGAGGAAATCTCCCCCGACACCGGAGGCTATAATGCTTGCACGATCAGTTGCGCTGATCGGTTGGTTGTTGGTGAACACCTGCGTTGCAGCAGCTATCTGATCTGTGGACTGATATCGCACAGCGGTGAATACACCGCCGTTGTTCAACACGGTGAAGAACCGATTCAGCCTGTAGCGGAACATCATGCGGTTGTCCGCCATCGGACCCTCTTCAATATAGGGAGGGTTGTAGATTTGCGGCTGGTTGTCACTGACGGATACAGCCTCGATCATGATTGACGCCGGAGACGTGAGACCCTGCAAACTAAAGGTCGGTCGATAACCTGCCGGACTACTCGGACGCTGGTACACATTGATGCTCAATGTGCTATTCGGGGTGGTCAACCCTCCACTGCTCACCTCAGATGACAAACCATCACTGTCTAGAATAGCGGCAGCAGCGCCACTGGCCGCTGCCACATGGAAAGCCAAGGCGGCTGGCTTCTTCAACTGCTCAGCAGGTACGTGGGTATTCGGAGGAAATATTGTTCCAGACACTAGATCCTGTGACGTCCCATAGATGTTGTGCTCTAGCACAGCAGTAGAACTTGTACCATCCAAAACAATTGCGGTAGCCAGAGCGTCCGTGTTCGGAATATCTTTGTCACCGATACCTAGAGTCGGTGCCGGTATAAAGGTAAATGTTACAGAAGATCCACTGTCACTGGCGTTCCAGGTGTGGTACCAGCCGGACAGCGTTGCAGCATCTGGGGTCCTTAGACCTTCAAGTTTGAACCAAGGGTTTGGTGCTGCGGTGAATTCACTTGCCCAACCGGGTTGGTGTGTTACTATCTCATTGCCGGTAAGAAGAAAGACCAGCACCAAATCTCCAGGATTGGGCGACCCGCCTAGTGGTACGTTAATAGAGGTTGCCGCTGTTACGCTGGTCGTGTTGGAGAATTTGATGCTGGCCATTTGCTTCCTGTCCTAGGTGTTCTGGAGACTGGAGGTCGTACGAACCTGGTAGAGTGCAGCCTGCCTGTAGATGGACCACCCGGCAACACCGTACCAACCGATGGGGCGGGCCCTCATCAGCTTGTCAACCACGGGGCCAATCACCACGTGGAACTCCTCAGCACAAGCTTCAGCCAGTGCCTGCTGCCCTGCGAACAGGGTGTAGAAAACACGGGTAGCTGCGGAACCGGTGGTGTCCTGGAAGGCACGCGGGGTCTCCACGAAGAAGGCGCCCTCGTACTCACCAACCTCACCGGCCCACACGGAGCCAGGAGCCGAGTATACGTGCGGTGCACGCCAGCCAGCGATAGTGCCGGACTCGGAACGGAGGTCGTAGGAGACCTCCGGGTGGATAGCAGCCCAGTACAGCGAACCCTTCTTGGGAAGAGCCTTGCCGGTACGGAGCTTGGTGACTGCCGCCCGAATGTCACGGGACTGGATAACATCGGTACCGGTGATGGAGCCGTTGGCACCACCAGACAAAACCATAGCACCGCCCTGTTCGCGGATGACGTTGGTTCCGCCAACCAGAACAGAGAGAACAACAGAGTCGATCGAGTCAACCATGTTGAAGGCAACGATGTTGGCAATAGCCGGATCGATGTCGGAGAAGCTGAACAGGTTCAGCAGTCGGGTGCGAAGCACGGCATTGCCATACTCTGCGAGGGTAACCGAAATAGTGGTCGGGTTGCCGATGGCAACTGCGTCCGGATCAACGGTCTCGGTAAGGGTGCTGGTGGCCTGATTCAGGTCATTGTACAGACTGAAAACCACGGAAGAACCCGGCTTGTCCTGCTGTGCAGGACGCTTGTCAGCAATCTCACGGTGGAGCGGCTGAGCACGAAGCTGGAATTCAACAAGGCGGTCGTAGGCAGTCTGGACAAGGGCAGCCACAGCACTAGTGCTGGTATAACTGTTTGCCATTTCATGTCCTTATGCGGATGCGAGGTTGACCCCCTGAGCCTGGAGAGCAGCCAAAAGTTCATCGGTTGCCTTCTGCGGATTCGCGGGGTCATACTGAATCTTGTTGATGATGGACTCAAAGTCCTGTTGGACAGAGGTGTCATACGCAGACATCGCCTGCATAATCTCATAACCCTTCTGTGCCTCTTCGGACAGGGTAGTATCACGTTCACCGGAATTCTGTGCAGGGCTGCGTCCAACACCAAACAGTTCCTTGTTTTCGTCCACCCACCTATCCACGGACTCATCGTCCGTACCCAGATCTGCGGGATAGAACTTGCTAACCCTAGAATCCAGGCCTCGACTGGCCAGAGCCTGACTGACTACAGCACCACGGTTGGTCTGCTGGAAGGTTTCACGTTCCTGCTGAAGCTCCTTGATGAGCTTCGACTGCTCCTTGAACTTCTTTCGAAGTTCCTTGATGCCTTCAGTCTCTTCATTCTGCCACTCGGTCATATTCCTTGCTTCTCCCTTATAGGCCGCGTCAGTCCGGGGTTGGCTGACGGATACCGGTTCTCCAGACTGTGATACGTACAGCAAGCGCTGGATTAGCTTGTGCAGTGTGGACCAACTCGGATTCGAACCGAGAACCTGTTGCATGCAAGGCAACCGCTCTACCAATTGGAGCTATAGGCCCATACCCCGAAGGGCTGTTTAGTTTTAGAAACCAGGAGCGCCAGTGGTCTGCTGCTGGAATGAAGTCTTGCCTGTGCCAGCCTGCCCAGCAAAGGCAGCAGTTTCCTGCTGACCCAGACGTTCCACGTTCAATTGTGCCTGACCGGACTGGCCAAGATACTGCTGCTCAAGAGTGGTCTGGTTGACTGGTGCTTGAGAAGTATAGATCTGTGAAAGCTTGTTGGCAGTCGGTAGAATCTCAGCAATCTTCTGATAGGCGGACTGCGCCTGAGAATAGGTAACACCCTGCTGTGCATACTTGTATGCATCTTGACTATTAAGATCCAGGCCATTCTGTAGAGCAGAACCCTTGATCTGGGCCTGCGTCAGCATGGTTTGAAGCTCTGGTGTGGGTGTGTTATCATTCAGGAAAAAACCCGCTAGTGCTGAGGTGGGGACGCCCAACTCATTGAATGCCTGTTTCACAGAAGGTGGTGCTTGAATAGTGGCTTGTACAGCCAGTCCAACACGATCCTGTAGTTCAGTAGGTGACACATCGTCGCCAATCCACTGATTCAACTGGTCTTGGCTGCCAAACTGCGTAGACAGACCATTCTGTCTGAGTGTGTCTTTGTAGGCAGCCTCAGTGGACAAGTACTCGGCAGGTGTCAAAACCTGCAAACCATTCTGTATGCGGGTTTGGTTGCCTGCGAACCGCTGCTTATACTCAGGTGTCTGTTGCAAGAGCACGGTGATTGTGTCTGCACCATAACCGTTCTGTAGATAGCCGAGAATGGTTGGTGCCAAAGTACCCAGACCATAGGAGTTGAACAGCGTAGTAAGTGCTGCATAGGCATCGCGTTCCTGGCCAGGAAGTCCAGCTAGTTCATTCTGTAGCTGCTGGTTCGGGTCTAGGGGCGCAGCCCCACCTGGATTACCAACCGCTGTGTAGTTGTTGGGAAGCGGGATCTGAGGCGGGAGCGGCGGTGGGAGCGGTCGCGGGATTGGTGGCGGGGGCTTAGGTGCAGTAGCCATCAATACTCCTTAGTACTCGAATCCGAAGTTGACTAGCACCTGATGCGCATTGGTCATGAAAGCATCTTGAGCATTGTCTGTCTGCAACCAGGACGGCTGTTGACGAACCTGATGTTCAAAGTCATACATGGGCATGGCTTGAGCCTGCCCATCCTGCGTATATTGCAAGGCAGACTTTATCAAAGGGGTGTTGATGTTCATCTGGCCGGGTCCCTGTTCCAGCAACTGCTGTGCCCTCTGAATATAGGGCGAGGCAATATCTGAAGTATTCATCCCGCTATTGATCTGCTGTGAATAAGCAGGGTACATAGCTGCGGCTTGTGTACGAAGCTGGGAGGTCACACCTTGTACAGATTGCTTACCGGCGATGATCTGCTGTATCTGACTATCCAACTGTGCCTCAGGAATCTGCACACCAAGATCTAGCATAGACTGTCTGATCTGTTGCTCATAGGTTCCAGCCTGTCCGCCATAGTGCAGACCAGACACAGGCTTCAAAAAGTCTGCCAGTTTCTGATCAATCACAGCAGTGTTCTGATCATATCCGCCCATGAGGGCGTTGGTTGCAAACTCTTGCGCCTGCTGCGGAGTAAGCGCCACACCCAGTTGTGCAGCGGTATTTGTCATCTGCGCCTGTAGGTTATCCACATTCTGCGACCACGTAGCAGGATCAGATTTCATAGTTGCGAAAGCTGTACGTGCGCTAGAGCTGGTGTTCGCCCACCAAGAACTGTTCTGCACCGCAGCGATGAACTTGTCTGTGGACCATGTACCAGATACTGCCTGATTGAAGATGTTGGTAAGCTCTGGCACTGAAGTAACCAAGGCCGCCACGGTAGGGTATTCAGACTTGAGCTGATCCAGCGACAGCATGGGAACGTTGGTGGTGATAGAATCGACCACGTTAGAGTTTCCCAGGCTCACACCATTGTTGTCATGAGTTACCGGCGTGGTTGTGGGAAGACCAGACTGCGACAGAATCTGACTGGCATAGCCCATACCGGCTGTGGTGTTGCTGGGCCCAGCATTATAGGCTGCCAACGCCAGTTGCAGGTTGCCTGATTCCAACTGAAGCAGATACTTCATGTAGGCCACGTAGGCATTCAGCGCATCGCTAGGGTTAGTAGGGTCTCCCTTGCCCACAAGGGACCAAGTATCGGGCTCGAACTGTGCCAAACCCTTAGCACCGGTAGGTGACACTGCGTTAGGATTCCATGAGGACTCCAGGTTGATTTGTGCAGCAACCACATCAACAGGAATACCAAGCTGCTGTGCAGCCGAGGTAACCCAGTTTTGATACTGGGGAGGGACATAAGTTGTCATGGCGTGGTACTCGCTTGGAAGCTAGTGTCCGGCGCCAGGGAACTGGCTGTAGGGGGCGTAGAAGGCGGTGTAGCGGCCGTAGAAGTCAGTGTGGGGAAACTAGTTGCCCCAGACAGTCCGCCCGCGTCAGCGCGCGTGTTAGAGGTTACAGAAGTGGGTGCGGTCTGCGGAGCAGCGCCGAGATCATTAGTCTGCAAACCCATGTCCGTCAGAATCTGACTAGCGGTGGTCGTCATGGCCTCTCGGGCATTGTTGGTCGTCAGCCACTTGGGGTCGGTTCTCAACTGTTTCTCAAAGTCGTACAGGGGCTGCTGTACCGGCTGTGGCTCACCTGTGGTTGCTCCCTGCGGGAGAGCCGACTTCTGCAAAGCTCCACGAAGTGTAGGGTCAAACAGGTCAATCTTGTTAGGATCAACCTCCCAGATCTTTGCCTGTGCAGCAAGGTAGGGTGCTGCGATCTGGCCGACAGTCACACCCTGTTTGATCTGATCAGCATAGGCTGGGAAAGACTGCTCAGCTATTGTCTGGATATTGGCACGCTGTGCCTGTAGAGTGCCGGTACCTGCCACAATGCCGGAGACAGCAGACTCCACATAGGAGTCTGACAAGGGAACACCTTGCTCACGAGCATATTCACGAAGACCGAGTTCGACCTGCCCGGCATAGCCGGAGAAATGTCCCTGTTGTGATAGCTCAAGATACTTGGACAGATAGCCGTTGATTTGAGCATCATTCATATTGGTGACCAAAGCCAGATCTGCCAGCGTGTTCATCCCAGAAGTGGAAATGTGCACACCGAGCTGCGCAGCCAAATCAGTAAGCTGTGTGACCTTGTTGGTCATGTTCTGCTGGTACTGTGCGGGATCAGTCTTTTTCAGCTCAAGCATCTGCCTGGCAGATGCAGAGTTGTTCTTCCACCAGTCGGTGTTTTGTAGTGCAGCCTGAAACTGATCAGTTGACCAAGTACCGGCAACAGCCTGGCTGTAGATATTAGCCAGTTCTGGATCAGACTCCATGAAAGAGGCTGCCAGACCGTAGTTCTCATTCAGCGTAGAAGACGACGGGGACTGTAGTCCCAGGCTTCCGAAGAGATCGTAGGTGGGTTGTGCACTAGGAATAAGCGCACTGAAGTTGGCACCATTCACACCGGTAACACCCGAGGTTTGAGCATGAGTTAGCCCACCATCGAAGGTGGTGGTGTTGAGAACACCAGGTGCACGACCAACACCAGTGATTCTAGATTCGGTAGAAACTGGTGTGAGATGGATCGGCACTGAAGGGTTGTCTGCTACGAACACCATACCGTTGCCAGCATACATCCCCACGTGATCCGACTGTCCATTGTTGTCGGAGTCGAAAAAGACCAGATCACCAACTTGTGCCTGCGCCAGGGGCACACTACGCAGCGCAGCAATCTGCGCATTAGAAGTCCTGGGAATGTTGATTCCGAAATGCTGCATGCCATACCACATAAGCCCTGAGCAGTCGAAACCACCTGGGGCTTGCCCGCCCCAAACATAGGGCTGTCCAGCGTACTGCATCAGATACTGAAGAATCTGCGTTCCACTGACTGCTGCCATGTGTTTGTTCTCCTTCGGCGCCGTAGGCGCAGCTTTTGTTTCTCTACGGGTATCTTTTGCTGGGCTTGGAACGGGCACCGGAACAGGTTCGGTAGATGGGTGTTGCTGAACCGGTGCCCGAACGACTACGGTCTTACGGGGTTGTGGTGGTAGGGCCGGATGCTTGCATACCGCTCGCGGGTCCAGACAGAGCCTTGACGAAGGCGTTGAAATAGGTTGTAGCTGCCTGGTAGGTTCCCTCCTCTGGGGAGGCGAGAGCTTGCTGTCCGGCAAGGAACTGAACGCCGCGAGTAGCAATACCACGCTGAGAAACTTCGTTGGTCGTCGTGCTGGAACCACTAGTCTGTCCAGACTGATCCACCGGGAGACCTGTGTTAGGGTCGATGGTAGCCTGCTCAACGTTAGAGCCAGACTGCGACTCCTTCAACGTCCCGGTGTTTGCTGCCTGCTGATACGAAAACACATTATTCAGAAAAGACTGGTACTCAGCAGACGTCGGATTTCTACCCATGAGGCGGAAGTAAGAATCCGCCAAGGTGCCCATCACTGTAGCAGGATCCATATAGGAAGTGTACGTAGTATTGCTCTGATTAACAGCATCTTGTGAATTGTTCGGGTTTCCCGTACCGGGAAGCTGGTCAACATCGCCAACCTGCTGCTTGGTAGGCAGCGCATTCCAGCCATTTTGTGCTGCGGCTGACAGAACCTGGTCAGGAGTAGACAGTGTGGCATTGCCAGCAGAAGTCTGTAGAGCAGCCTCTTGAACGGCCAACTGCCACGCTAGAGAAACCTCAGCAGCCGTAGGCGACTTTTTAGAAGTAATGAGGCCAGCAGCATACATCTCATTAACATACTGCTGTTTCTTATCAGCATTACCATACCAGGTAGAGATGCTGTTCAGTTCCTGCTCAACCGTCTGTGTACCCTTGGGCTGGTTGACAAACGGTGTTCCACTCTGTTTTCCGCTACCGGTGATTCCCAGCACCGAATTGATACCAACAATAGAGTTGGGATTCAACTGGGAGTTGAGAGTCATTCCGATCAACTTGCCGTTGACCGAAACAGCACCGGTATAAAGACCGGTGCTACTGTCCTGCGTCCAGGCACCGGAGGATACAGCACCTGGACTAAGATTCACCGGGTTGTTTGGGTTGCCAGAGTCTGCCGGTGTAGCCGCTCCCGTAGGCGCCGGAAGTGGCATAGTGGGAACGGTCACTGGATAGGCTCCTTGAAATCATCCTTGCGTAGGAAGCGATCATACAACTGAGCAAACTTAGAATCCTTCTGCATCAGTTGAGCAACCGCAGTGTCGTAGTAGCCCGCAATATCTTCATTACCAACAGAAGAGATAGACTTGGAGTAGCGGCCCTGGAGGGCTGCATACACAGCATCACGAATCTGCGCATATGCATTCAGGGATCTGATATCACTACGTGCCGGGTTGGCCAGCAGAGCTGGGTCCTGCGCAATAGTGAACAGAGCCTGAATACGGGTCAGGTAGCTGTTGGGGTTGTACGCCCCATAGTTGCTATAGAATGCCGGATTGTACAGCGTGTTGCCTGGGCTAGGATCACCCGTAGCAGACACAAAGTTAGTCAGTTGCTTCTTGATGTCACGAGCATTCACATCATTAATGGAGGACAGACCGCGTGCCTGAACCAAAGCCTGCGCTTGCGCAGACAGCCGACCATACTCAGCCCAACCAAGATTCACCTGTTCCTGCGTAGCAGCCTGCTCTGGAGACAGCTTCTGCCGAAGCCCGCGAGCGACCTGCCAGTCATAGGCCATCTGGTCATAGTTGCCGTTGCCTTCAGGACCGACGATAGCGGCCCCAAGCTCAGGGAACTGGTCCAACAGACCAGAATACTTGTTGACTGCCTTAGAGGCTCCCACAGTGGCGCTGATGCCGGTAGGGTCTGTAGACAGAGACTGTGTGAACACCATGCCAGAAGCACCGTACTTGTTGTAAAAGTCCTGCTGTGCGTTCTTGGGATCAGCAGACTGCATACGACGGTATTCGTCAATCAGGAACTGGTGTCCCGGTGCGGGCTTGAAACCTAGCGGAGACAGCCGATTGGCTATTAGATCAACAGCAGTCAACCACTTAGCCTGAGTTTGAACATCGCCCCAGTTGGGGGGTGTCTGTCGCTGACCATTCAGGTAGTCGTAGTACTGTTCCTGATAGATCGACCATACAGTTTTGGCATAGGATGCCGAATCACCCGGGTGACCGGAAATCAACGTAGCCAAAGTCCCTGCGTCGTTGACGCCGGAAGGAATCAACTGCTGCATACTGTTCTTGTCCACCATGTTGTTGAGCATGGACTGAACCACAGCATCGTTCATTAGCTCAGGGTGCGATAGCACAATCTGGTTAGCCGGTATAGAAACCAGCGGGCCAAACCCAGGATTCCCGATAGCATCCAAATAGGTGGGTGAAATCAGCGTCTTGGCATCGATAGGAACATCCGTCAAACCCCCGAGAGAGCCAGCCAAAGCCTTCGGCATGTGAAACACAAAAGAGGTTTGATCCCACGGTGTGTTCACATTGGCCTTCTGGCCGGTGGTGTTGTCGATAGTGAACGGGGAATTCCACAGGGCACGCTTCGCCTGATAGGCTCGCCCAAGCAAACCCGGATTCTGCATGATAAGCTTCGACCACGAAGACAGTGCATTGAACCAAGCATTGAAGAAAGGACTCACGAACCTCAGTGTATGTCCAAGGTCATTGAACCTTGAAGTGTCATACACCAGATTTTGCAGATCCTTCTTGGCTGCCAGATGTGCGCCAGAAACCAGCATGTCGCGAGTGCCCTTGTCGGTTACATCACGGCCGGTCTGATTGATCCACGACTGTACATCGCTGGTTAGACGGTTTTTGTACAGCGAGTTGTACAGCGGGTGCCGAACAATAATATCATCTGGCAAGGTACCAGTCATGTGCATCAGACTATCTGATGCCTTCTTCAGAAGGTTGGTCGGACCATCACCGCCGTGAACCAGCGCAGCCACGTTTGCATGGATGTCAGGCCGCTGTGCGGCATCGGGCATAGCCCGCTCCAGCGTATCCACATTGAACTTGCCACGAACAGCATCATCACGCATTGCATCAGTGGGCAGATAGGTCTTCACCATAGAAGCAATCTCATTGACCTTGATGTCGGGATCGCCGACATGCAAAGCCTTCATATAGCTTCGACCCTGCGAGGTGGAAGTCATCCACTTGGCTACATCATCGAGTGGTGTCCCAGCAACGATCTGCTTAGCCGCAGGATCAGGCATCATCTGGTTTCTGATATAGTGCACATAGGCACGCTCATACTGCCCAGGATGATCGATAGCATTCAGTGAAGCGAAGCCCTTTCCACGAAGCGCCATCTGTGTGGCATGGGACATCTTTGATGCCCCGTCAATCGTGGACATGAACGTGGGGTGCGAGGAAGTCGCATAGCGCTGATAGTCACCGTTAGGGCCACCGAAAGCCTCATCCCAGGAGATGTTAGATCTGGGGATCTTAAAGGTTCCCTCACCAAGACGGTGACTCTGGTTGACAAATGCGGGAGGTGTCTTCTTCAGCGTATCATAGATCCGCTTCTTGTCCTGAAGCTGCTGCGGGGTGATCCGAATGTCCTGGGGGATATTGTTGACTCCCCAACCACGTTGAGTCTTGTACTGGGCCAGCAGGCCATCATAGTTGGCTTTAGCAATACCAACAGACTGCTGATACTTACCCATCACGTTATCAACGATCAGGTTGTTGTTCACACGAGCGTAGTTGTTTCGCAGGAAGTTTCCTGCGCCTTCCACAGTGTTGTTGATTGTGTCCAAACCGCCAAGCTTGGCCACACCCCGAAGAAAGTCGTCACCAACGTGGTTGAACACACGGTGGCCGGTCATCAGAGTAAGCGGCTTCCAAAGCCCATAGACGTTATCCATGAGGTAGCCCAGCATGTCCTTAGCGTAGGCTCCGGCGTTTCTGATAGGTGCCAGTAGTCCAGTGTCCTGCATGCGATCCAGAGCATTTTCAAGCTGTTTCAGATTTGCCAAGGGCATCGCTCCAGCCTCAAGCTGGGTGATAAGCTGCGGATGAAGAACTACGCTCTCATCATCGGACGGCAGAATGGCAGCCGGATCTTCCTTATCAACCGTTAGAGTCCCGTACGCACGGGACTTGGCAGCCATGTAAATAGACTGCCCCTTCTTACGAGTGGTTGTGAGGATTTTCTGCATCTGATCCGAGGGAAGACCATATTTCTGGCCTACCTTGTTGTAGACATCATTCTCGATGTTGGTCCACACACGCTGACGATCACCGATAGGTGCGTTAGCATACTGCTGTGTATAGGCAACCTTTTCGTCCGGGGTGAGGCTAGAAGACTTGTTCAACCAGGTTCGTGCATACTCTACGGCATTGTCCTGGTTGTGGTTGATCAGACCAGGAACGCGATCAGTCAAGGACTGATAGAAACGAACTGGATACGCGTACATGGCATTGTGAATAAAGTGCAGAGCAGAAGTGTCACGAGTATTGGCATACTTGCCAGCGCCCTTAAGCTCAGCCAGCTTATTGGTTATTGCTGAAGATCTGGTGATATCCCGCTGCATGCCGAACAGCTTTGCTACACGAGCGGCTGTATCAGGATCCATGTTTACACTAGACTGCGCAGCCTTAGCCTTGACGGCATTAACCTTCTGCAACCAGTCATCACGTTCTGCTTCTGAGGAAGCAGTCATAGCGTACTGTTCATTGATCTCTAGCGGCATGAGCATATTGCTCACTTGTGCGGCCAGGTTCTGGTTCTGGTTAGCCAGCTTGTCTAGCGACTTGGCTGAAGAAACAACCTCGCCTGGAACCTCAGCAGCATTCTGAACCTGATTCAGCGCATCCGGAATACCGGCCAACACCTGACGAATCAGGTTCGACTCCTCAGGAGTCTTAGCGGCTGCGAGAAGCGCAGCAGTCTCATAGCGCAGAGGGTTGGCATTGTCAGACGTGCCCTTGACGATAGGGTGCTCAGCGAGCTGAGCAAAGTCCATGTTAGGAACAGCCTGGTCAAACTTGGCAGAACTGGGGGCATTCAACTTGGCAATACGTTCAGCCGAAGAATCCGAGTTTAGAACCGGAGCATTCTTCATGACCCGAAGAGTATCAGCAACTCTGGTGATGTGGTTTGCCGGATCCGCGAACCAGTCAACAAGTGCATCCATTCCACCCGACGCTATCTGAGTGGCCATGTGCACAGGGCTGGACTTGTCATTCAGGTAGGCGTCCCGCTGCTGAACATTCAGAGGATCTACGAACTGATGATCCAGTGAAGGCGACCATTGAACAGTGAACGGCCCGACATGTCCCTGATCATTGGCTGCAAGCACCAGCGAACGGCCCATAGAAATATGCGCAGAGGCATTCCAGGACTGTGCCCACAGAGAGCTCTGAGCCAGTGACCAGTTCGCATGACCCTGTGAGGCCTCATAGCCCGCATGCCCCATGTAGATAGCAGCAGTTGATATGGGTCGCTTGATCAGATTCTGAAGAACCCAGTTGTCCGCATGAAAAGCTGGTGAGACTGTGTGTGTCTCAACATCGTGCCAAATCTGGCCGATGTCCTGAAAAGGGTTACTGAGAGACCAACCCTTAGACTTGTCCTGCTGGTTCTGCTGGTCTTGTGCAGCAGACTGCTCCTGTGCGGCCGTGATAGCGGCCAACTGCTGTTGCTGCTGTGCCTGTTGAATCTGCGGTTGGCCGATAACCTGTGAGCCACCGATAGCACCTGACTGGGGCGTCAGAGCCCCAGATTGCCCCAAAGCACCGCTAGGTTGTGGCTGGGCTCCCAGGTCCTGAAGGGTTGGCTGTGTCACTGTTTCCTGCCTCAAATTCAAAGTGCGGGATGTTGGCGAACGTATCTGCTGGTGCGTTTCTCAAAACGTCCATGGCCACTCCCGGAGCAAGCTCGATATTCTGAGCCGCATGCGGATCCTGGTTGAAGTTTTCCAACACGTTACCCATGAAATTCATCGGTGTAGCTAGCGGAGTACTCATCGGCCAGGCATTCCATTCACCATGTTCACCAGCATACGGGTGGACGGATTAGCATCCGGCATATTTGCCAGCATCTGAAAGTAGGGCATTGCCTGCTGAATCTTTCCCATGTCTGTCTGCGCAGCTTGCATGGTGGCCTGCTGAGGACCGATAGGTCCCGGGCCGGGACCAAGAGCAGCACCGCTTGTTACAGGTTCATTAGGCCTCTGTGTGGGTGCAGAGAAGGGAACGACCTGAGCAGCGGCCGGATTCGGTGGCAATTCGCCAGGCTGACCACCAGGAACCTGCATAGGCGCACCCTGCGGAGAGGGAGAAGCAGAAAGTGAAGCACCCTGCTGTAGAGCCTGGAATTGGCTATTCTCCCCATACTTTGCGTTGGGTAGCTGGCGGAGTGCTTGAGCAGGTCCGCCATCAGTTCTCTTCGATAGAGGGCCCGGGCCCGAAGCTCCTGCCGGATTCTGCGGTGGGGGCATCAAACTCTCCCGAGGTTAGCATTTCAATTTCACGAGAAGCCTGTTCAGCAAAGGCCTGCCGAGATCGCTCAGCGCGGTACTTGGCTAGAGACTCTTCAGTGAGTGAGTAGAAGAAGCTGTGAAAGGCTTTGAAAAGATCCCCGATCAGTTCGAAGAACGCACCGAGAATAAGCCACTTGGAACCCTTCTTGGGTGAGAGGGGGTTGTAAACAACCCCGATCTCGTCGTCGTCATCGTCCACCGGGATTCGTTCCATCAACTAGCAGAGCTTCGCTCAGTGCCCACGGACGGAGCACCCTTGCCCTGGCCCGGATTGTAACTACCACCGACAGGAGTGGACCGGAAACCTCGGATACCCTCGCCCGGCCACTTGTTCGCAACGCCAGTTCCACCGGCCATAGCGGTGAAGTCCATCGAATGACCACTCAGGCCGTCATCATCAACCAGACCCATCCAGTTGGACTCGATAGCCCCGGTGTTCTCCGGAACAGAGCCGGACTCGAAAGTGTGTTCATCAACGCGGTTGCTTCCCATGCCATCAGGACCCATACTGCCCTGACGGGGCGGGTCCGGAGGAATAGCATCGGAGAAATTAGGAAGACCGAACTGCCTACCACCCTGGTCCATTTTAACCAACCTTCCGACCGCAGCAAGCGGTCTTCACATAGCTAGGAGTTTTGCCCTTGGCAGGGACTACAGTGCCGATCTTAGTGCGTGAACCACACAGTTCACAACCGGCCGGATTCTGAAACTTTCTAAGTGCACGAACGAATCCTTCGCTCGTGGTATCTACGCCCTCAGCTTCCAAGAGCTTCTTGAGGAGAACGATGTCAGCAGACATTGAATAATATTCCTTTGATCATCCTGCGGGACCTTGACGTTTGACTGAAGCTTGGAGGTTGGGTGCGCCACTTCCACCGGAGAGCCCTGCAAGCATAGACATGATATCTTGCTGCTGTGGTGCTTGCGGCATTTGGCCACCAGGCGGCCCTGGAGGGCCTTGTGGGGCTCCAGGAGGTCCGGGTGGACCTCCTATACCAGGAGGACCCTGCGGAGGCCCCTGAGAGGCATCTGTGCCCGGAGGCGGTGGCTTAGGAGTGAAGGCCTTCAGGATCGCCTCATGCAATGGGATACCAGACTCACGAGCCTTCATCACACTAGCCAGTTTGGTTAGCGTGTCCGTGGGGTCCATACCCTGGGCAGCCATAGCAGGGACAGACATGGCGGTCTGTGCAAGCATCTGCTTCAGTGCATCAGTCAGCTCTTCGGTGTCGATCTGCTCCATGACTTGATCAACGTTAACGTCGAAAGGCAACTGTCGCAGAGCAAAGTCACGACTGATGAGTTTGTCTCCACGTGCTTGCAGAAGGAACACAAGGGCGCGGTTAGGGTCCATTCCCGCAGCCATACCGTAGGTGACATCGACTTGGTAAATCCCCTTGATATCACGACTCGGAACATAGGTTTCCTCAAACTGTTGACCGTTGACTTGGACACGAATGAACCTCTGCTTGTTGGGCCAGAACTTCTCATCCATCTCGAAGGCTGCGCCTACGGCGCGCCTCAGACAATCACCGAGAATCAGTTGGTAGGTGCGAACCTTAGAGTCGATAGTCCCGTTAAGCTCTTCCATGCCACGGCCGGTTACGATCGAGCCTGGAGACTTACCAGTCGCACCCTCAGGGAAACGAGCACCAACAGTCATGTCCTGCGACAGCAGCTCACCCTGCTGCCAAGCAGCAGGAGGCATATCAGCGGCCACATAGCGAATGCCAGCAGGGTCTGTAGAGCGGATCACACGGTCACGGCCGAAGGGGATGTTCACGACATCCGGGCCGACAACCAGCGGAGCATTCACAGACTTTTTAGCTGCGGCCATACCCATCTGTGCGAACACAGCACGAGCAACCTGGATCCAGATCACATCGTCATAGGCTCCACGGTTTTCTTCATCAAACTTGGGTGTCTCGGCAATGTACACCGGACAGCGGCCAAACTTGTTGGGGATCCGAACCAGTTCAAGATTGTCTCGACTGGGAAGGTACCAGACCAGATCATCGTGGTCGTAGTAGGCAATCAGTTCAATTTTCTGGTTACTCTCGGCGTGAGTCCCCGCCCTCAGCGCGGCTGCAAGATGAGGGAACTTCGCACAGAGCGAGTCCACGTCAGAGTCGTACACCTTGAAAAAGTAGCGCGTTCGCGCGTACACATCCAGCTCATAGTAGCAGCCGATAGGATTCTCAAAGCGAAGTCGGGGCCCAGCTTCACAGTAGGCATCGCCGAAGTGCGGCTCAAGAATCAGCGGAACAAAACTGTAGGTGTTGAGCCAGTCCGCTGCTTCAACCAGATTGACTTTCACCCTGGAGTTTTCCAGATAGTTGTGGGCAATCAACGTGCGCCGCTGTGCATACTTTTTCTCACGGTCGGACACCATCACACCAGCAGTGCAAGAGATTGTTGGCATAACACCGATCTGCTCCGCAGAGTAGCGGGCTGCCACATCGATAACATTCGACACGATAGGCTTGCGAAAGTCATCGGCCAGCAGCCCGGGTGCAACACGGTCCAACTCAGAAGCACGCACAGCACGAACCTGGCCCATTCGCAGGTCGCGTTCATAGTGCCGAAGCTTGGTGGCATTCACCTTCCGGGCAATGTCTTCAATATTTGCCATGGTCTATTGTTCCCACCATCTAGTAGAGTTGGAGATGTAGGGACCGTCCACAGCCGGCTGTTCAGTGATCTGACCCTGCGAAGCCTGGAACCAGTCGATGTTCAAAATAACCTGTTCTTCACGTTCACGCGGAGAGAGAAAGCCAGAATCCCAGTGTGACGCAACGTCCTGCTGATCCAGCAGTTCACGACACCGGATCTCCGTAAACCACAACGCCATCACACAGTCTTGGACAGGCGCCCGGTTCATGTTCGGCGTAGGGTACCAGGCAACCAACTGTTCCACAAGGGCTTGGACTCCAGCATGGTTTCTTCGGGATGGAAGCTCCAGAGCGTTGTGCCCGGCCTCGTAGCCTTTGAACAAGCTTGCCATAGTGGCCACGCCCCACTGCGTATCCCATTTATTCTTTCCTGTCGTGTGGGCAGTCATACGAACACCGCGTGAGGACATCCAGGTTCTCAGGTCCTCATCTTGGAGGATACTAGCCTGGTATGCGTTGGACTCGATACGCCATTCATTCACTCCGTAACGTCGTGTCCATTCCTTCATGACCGCTGAAGTCTGCGCAGGGAGCGCGCCGTGTTGGTTCCAAACATCTAGAAGATATCGGCGACCTGTAGATAGATCAGCTCCCACAACCACCATGGCCGTATAGTTTGTGGCGGCTGGGTCCAGTCCCGCAACTACGTAAAGTCCAGCCATGCCTTCTGATCGAACACCAGGAAACCCGGGGACAATGACACCCGGAAGACGACCGCCATTGGTACATCCATCGATTTCCGCCTGTGTGAAAGTAGTAGATTGTGAAATCTGTGCCTGCATGTAGACACGGGACCAGGCCTCAGCAGACATCTGGTTGCGCTTCTCAGCAAGCGCCGGTCCGTTCCACATCGGATAGAGGCCCTGCTCGTCCGGCTCGATCTTCACCAAGCCAGCAGGTTCCACGTTAGTACGCGGCCAGAGAGTCTTCCAGTTTTTCGGATCCTCAGTCATCTCCAGCACAGCAGGCTGTGACAGATACGTATAGGGCGACTCGCCCGTCACATACCACTCAGGCTTCCTGATCTCCGAATACAGATCCTGTGCAGCCAGACGAGTGCCGACGATAATCAGCTTACCCGAACCCGGCTCAAGGCGGGAACCGACGATAGACTGAATCCATTCGATCTGCTTCGCGTACTCATGTGCGTTGTCCAGGTCGGCACAATCGTCAAGAATGATCAGGTCAGCACGAGCACCGTAGATCTTTTTACGGATACCGAGTGCCTGCACCGTAGGGTGCCCCGACATGTTCCTCGGACGGATGTCCGGGTTGACAATGATCACATCCTGCGTCCACTTGGCGCCGTTGCCGTTGTAGCCCTCAGCTGGGGCGAAGTCCCGCTTGATGTCCTTGAAGGCGATGATGTCCTTGTCCAAGATATTCTTGATAGCCTCAAGGTTCTTCTTGGCACGGTCGGCAGATGCCGACACCAACAGCACACGGATGTTCGGGTCCTGGATGATCCGCCATGCAACATAGTTCACACAGAACAGTTGTGACTTGGCGTGGTGCGGAGGAGTGTTGATCAGAAGCAGGTTGTGATGACCAGGAACGTACGTCTGCTGCGGATGCAGCGAACGAGGGTCACGACCCTCCAACAGATCCAGCCACTGCAACTGATGGTCAAATAGACGCTGACCCAGATACACCCTGGAAAAAGTCTCGAAGTCGGGAACAGCCGCTACAGGCTCGCCAGCCTGCTTCGAGCGGATACGCTCAACCTCATCCGAGAACTCCTTAGCGGGCATCGTATTCGTGCCATTAGCACGATACTTCCAATATTCATAAGTCTTGTAGGACACACCAACAAAGTCACAAGCACGCTGAATGTCCCACCCCGAAGCAAGCTTATCAAGCAGAATCTTCTGCTTGTCTAGAGTGGACCATTCCTTAGGCATATCCAGTTACTCCATCATAGGGTGACCTTCGGTGGTCGTTGGGGGCTCCATAGGGGGAACCATCTTAAGGAGGGGGTTACTCACTAACCCGTTTCGTTCGTAACCCACGGCAACCCCTACAGGGTTGCCTTACGACCACCAGATGACGAACACCAGTGAGTCATCTACTAGTTAAGTATAATGGAAGCCCGAAGGGCTTCCTACTAGTTAGTAAGTAACTAGTAACCCTAACGGGTTACTTACTGTGTTCCGAACCGGGTTAGGAACACTAAAACCTACTCACTTATACTACCGTCGATTTGATCAAGGTGTGAGCTGGTTTCACCAAAATCGTTACCAAATTGTTACTAGAATTCTGTCTAGACTGTCCTAGACTGTCCAGGTAAAGCGTAGATTTCTAGAGACCTCACCGTGACATAAGGACACCCTTAGTAGATCATGAAATTTAGGAAAAAGTTTGCGGAGTGCAGCACAGCACAGCGCCGTCAATGGTTTAACATCGTGGGGTTGATTAGGTGCAAACTGCCTGTCTATGTCTTGACAACGATGTTGTAAACACCTGAACCAGCAGCCGCTCACAGCCTGCATCAACTAGTTGCTCAACTACTGTATGTGGCCATCAACAGTGTGACATCGCTGTGTTCGTGCGTATGTGTGCTGTATGCACACGTGTTGACAGTGTATGTGGCTGTTGTCGGCTGATACTTGCACGTTTACGCAAGTGTGCAGGTGTTGCTACGCCATACAACACTGTCACTGTGATGTCAGCTACTGTCATAAGAGTGTGTTGGTGGATAAGCGGAGGATAATCCTCCGCTTTGTTGAGTGATTAGTCCGTAGGAAGCTCTGCTTCCGGACCGGAAATGCAACGCATTTCCTCGCAGGTGACTTTGTCTTTCCTTCCGCGCGAGTGAGTGTTGTATATGTGCCCCTCTATGGCGTGGCGAGGGTCACGTGAGGCTCTGTGAGTGTGTCTGTGTGTGGTCGTATGCCAGAGCCTCTGTGAGGCTCTTAGCGTGGCTGTGAGGGGTTGATTGACAGAGGTGCTAGTGTGTGAAGCACAACGAACACGACGGAGGATGAGGATCATGAAGCGTTGCTCTGTGTGCCAGGTGTGGGGCTGGGGACGCGTGTTCATTCAGATCACGCTGAGGTGTGGCAAGTCGTGGGACGTGTTGGTGTGCACCGGCTGCGAGAAGCACCTGCACTAATTCCTTCGTGTTCGTATGGACCAGCCCGAAGGCTGGTCCTTTTTCGTGTGTACGGAGCCTGGGTGAGTGGTAAGCTGTTGACTAGTCTTGTATTGATCAAGTAACGAACATGTCACAGCGTGTGCTGTGACCAGCCAACACTATCGTTACATTGTCGTGACTTGACAGCTAAGGCTGTCAGGAGGAGAGTTCTCGTTGCAAGGCCAGGTACGAACAACCGAATAGCTCGGCTCCCTACAGCGCCGGATGATGCTCACGCTCGTTACGTAAGTGGGGACTACCGAACGGTTGCAGTGGTTGGCGGTTGCTTGATCCTTCTCAACTGAAGAAGCGGTGTGTACCAAACGGAAGCCAGAACGCCACGATCCTTTACAGGTGAGCGGAAGGCTGCCTAGTACGGCACACTGTGTTGATTATGATCATTCTCTCTCCTTGAATGATCGTAGGCAGGCCTACCAGTGGTGCAAGCTGTTGGCTGGTCTGTCTGCGGTCATACGTTCCCAGACACAACGCCTGGTGACGTTGAGAGGAGAGATCATGAACTGGTATCGAGTAACTGTCGAGTTCAACAACATTGACAGCGAGGGTCAGTCGTTCGTGGACAAGATCACCACCTTTCAGGTGGCCAAAAACGAGCACATGGCGTGCCTGATTGTCGGCGGTGAAGAGTGGGCTGGTGAGGACTTCAGCCACGTTGTGGACGTCTACGCCGTTCTGGAGACGAACTGACAAAGGTCGAAACCACGGACATGCAATGCATGTCCTGGTCCGTGTGTTGTGCACACGCTGACGAGACCGTAGGAGAGAATGATGGACGAGATCGTGGACTACATGGCCGAATACCGTATGGCTCCTGAGCTGATCCTGACTGGCTTTCGTAAAGAGGTCAGTTTCACGCTTGAGGTGGCCAAAGTCGGCGGCGGGACACTGGGCAAAACATATGAGCCCGGTGAGAAGTGGATCGTCAACAGCTTCATCGATCACGAGCTGATGGAGTCTGTAGTTGTGGAAACTGTGTTTGCTGAACAAACCCACATGGATGTCATCAAGACATTCGCGGACAGTTGGTTTGGTGTCTGATCAAGAATTGACAGGTTTGCTTTGGTCACACGCCGTGTGACCTTAGTTGATCAATCAATCCGATTGGTCTTGACAAAGGAGAGAATAATCATGGCTGCTGCCACCATCAAGGCTGTCGCTGACTTCTTCGGGCGGAAGCCCGGTCAGACCCTCAAGGACTGGTCGGAGGAGTGGAAGTTGCTGTCCGAGACGGACAAGGAGCAGATCAAGGAGGGTATCGGAAACGGCACCCTGACCTACTAGCCCCGTCGAAACCCCGGGAGGGGTCTGTACAAGTTGGCTACTTGTGCACTGATGAGACAAGCCACGAGGAGAGAAGATCATGGGAAATCCAGAACTGAACTACACCCTGTTCGATCTGGTCGATGCCGTACGTGAGGCAGCGGCCGAAAACCCCGACTTCGTGTATGCGCGTCGGGACTTCCCCAACTGTGAGGGTGTTTGCACCTACACCATGTCGGACGGGACTCCTGACTGCATCATCGGTGTTGGTCTGGCCAAGTGTGGTGACCCTGTTCCCGCCTGGGATGAGCAAAAGTTTTATCGGATCTCGAAAGATCGTGAAATCGCAGGTTTCGCTAAACGTGTCTGGGACGACTATTTCAACCCGACCAGTGAGAGCGAATACATCGCGTTCAATTGGTTGGCTTGTGTGCAAACCCGCCAGGACGCCGGTGAAGCTTGGGGCGAGGCTATCGAGGTCGCTAACTCAAGATTCCCCCGCATTATGGAGATCCACCCTGCCCGCTGATTCTAGCGGTTGGTACACGTTTCATACGTGTACCTTCCAGATGACTCAGAAGGGTTGTCTATCTCTCAAGGAGGGTGATCATGTATCGCAACGGTGACAGAATCGACGCCGAAAAACTGATTCAGGCGGTGCGTGAAATCGCGGCGGAGTGGCCAGACGTCGTGTACCCGGCCAATCTCGATTCGAGCGGACCGGCATGCTACTACACGACCGAGGACGGCTGCCCGGACTGCATTATCGGACATGCCATGGCTCGCATCGGTCAGGCACTCCCCGCACAACAGCGCAGCGGCATGAATGAGTGCCGCCTGCTCAACTATAGTGTTCGAGAGACGGTCTGGTCGGGCGTACTCAACACCACGCGGGAAAATCTGCTGTGGTTGGCCACGGTGCAGAACTACCAGGATAGCGGTTACACCTGGGCCACCGCTGTGAGCCGCGCGGATAACGAGCTTGAAGGGCGCGAATAATGTCTATGTCGCGCAGGCACTATCGTGAAGTGGCACAGCTCATCAAAGAAGCCTACAGTGAGCATTTCGATACAGAATGCTCGCCTGCCTACGTGCAAGGTTGGCTTCTGTCGTATGTGGCGGCGGGGTTGGCAACCATGTTCGAGTTGGACAACACCAACTTCGACCGGTACAAGTTCATAGAGGCTTGTTTCCCGTACACTGGTGAGTAGTTCGTGGTGCTGGGGCTCTGTCCCAGCACTGCCTAGATCACGCCAGTGGTCTGTTTCGCAAAGGAGAGAAGGTCACAGCATGTGTGAATCGTGTGAGCTGCCAGAAGCTGCTGATGAGTGCGTGGCTGCTGGTATCGCCTGGCTTGACCGGAATGTCCCTGGTGACTGGCGAAGCCGTGTGAACCTGCGCACCCTGAACATCGAAAACATGACTGAGTGCATTCTGGGCCAGGTGTTCCGGGACGCAGCCATCGCCCGCGATCACTGCGGCTACGAATATGCGGTAACAACCTTCTTTGAAGGTATGTACGAAGATTACATCACTGGTCCTTTGGGCTTCAGCAACTTTGAAGACATCGACTGCGCCGAAATGACCGAAGCTTGGGTACGCGCGCTCAGCGCAGAGTAACGCTAGTCAACCTAGCTAGTGGTCAGCAGCTTAAACTCTGTTGACCTCTAAGATGGCTGAGTGGCTGTCTGTTTCAAAGAACGAGGAGAGAATGAACATGGGAAAGTATTTCGTTGAGGTGCAGAGCGGCGGTGAAACCACCACGATCCCAGTCGAGGCCTACTCACCTGTTGAGGCAGCTTTTATTGCGGGAACTGGGGTGGGCGTCACCATTGGACTCCTCGGTACTGGCGGTGTCCTGAGCGATCTCACGGCTGAAGATGCCGGTGCCGAAATCATGGACATTGCTCAACAGGAGCTGTCTGGTGTGCTCGTTCGGGAGGAACGCTATGTCAACGCGCACTGACCAGGGTGTAATCACCAAGCTGGAAAAGCTGTTGGGCAGCTTTTCCTGGCGTGTAACACTCGACAACGGCAACAGCTATCAAACCGTGCCTAATTCCATGGTTTCGTACGAGATCGACAACAGTGTTTATCGCGGTGTGACAGTGCAGTTGTCCCTCACAGACCGTTTCCGCGTGTTCGACATTACGGTGATCTGAAAAGGAGAAGTGATCAAAATGGCCCTTTATCTGGTGCTGCGCACCGACTGCATCAGCTACGACGAATACGACGGTGCGGTGATTTCTGCTGAGTCTCCGTCGCATGCCTTGGCCATTGCCAGGGAAAATCTTTCCGGTGCGGTGACGGCGTATGGCTTCCACGAAGACAACACCGTGGTTGAGGAGATCCTCAACACCGTTGGGTACGGAGTTCTTTTGGGGTCATTCAACGCAGGCTGACAGTTCGACTGGTCTGCATCTTCGGGTGTAGGCTGGTCTCTCTGGCAGGGTGCTGGAGTCAAGGAGGGAAGATCATGGCTATGCCGACATGGCGAGTCACTTTCACGGTAATGCCCGGCTCGGTGCCGGTGCCTGGTGCAAAAATCCACGTAGACGTCACTGCTCCAAACATGGATCAGGCTATCTTCCAGGCGACCATTGAAATGATTGCTGCTTTGGAAGCTGCCTCACAAGCTGGTCTGGAGACCGTGTTCAACCGCATGTGTGAAGCTGTTGTGGGACACGAGATCGACGTGGACGTGGAGAGGAGGCACTGACGTGGACCCGAACAAGACGCTTGAGAACATCCGTGAGCTGATCAAGGCTGCAAACAGCGACCCAACAGTTATCTACGAAGATGGGGGCTGGATGTTTCTGTTGATCGAAGAGCTGGACGGGTGGCTGTCCAAGGGTGGTTTCCTGCCCGATCGTTGGGTCGGAGGCGAACGTTTCGTAGCCTGTGGAGAGCAGTTTAAGGTGATCGACACGTCGTTTGACGACAACGATGGTGAGTACTCCCGCTACACTGTGTGGGTTGAAGAGGGACTAGAAGACTGAATGTAGCCCTTAGTCTACGGACTCCGGTCCGTAGACTTTGGAAGTCATTCAGGTCGAATGACGGATAGGAGAGAACGACATGTTCATTGAACACAGGTGTCCACCCTGCCCGCTGTGCGGGGAACAGACTATTTTCACGGTGGACACAGAAGCTCTCGCACAGTGGCAGTCTGGCCGACTCATCCAGGACTGTTTCATGTCGTGGTCTGATGAGGACCGTGAAACCCTCAAGTCGGGCTATTGCCCTCGGTGCTGGGAGCTGGCTTTCCCGGAGGACGAAGAGGACGACTGGCAGGATGAAGAAGACCTCTACACTGCCATGGAACTGTTGGACCCCGAATCCGACCTGTTCGAGTACGAGCGTGATTGGTATGTGGACTAGTGAAGATCTTCAACTGGAGGCGCCTTCTCAGGCGGCATTATAAAAACTGTTGCCGCAATCCGAAAGGTCCGTGCGCTACGGCCGGTGGTTGTAGCGGATCCTGTAACTGTCCTGTAGGGAGGGACTGATGCACCCCGACGTGGTGGAAGTCATCGCAGAGCGCGAGCTGCGCTCACAACACAAGTACCTGTCCCGGTGGAACAAGTACGATCAGGCCGACGAGTCGGCGTGGACCCAACACGACCAAGAGAATCACGGAATGCCCTACGCGATCTGCACAGTGTGCGAGTACAAGGCAGCCGCTGAGAGACACTGAGAGAAGATCAAAAGATATGGCCCCTGTCCCGGTATGGGACAGGGGCTCTTTGTCGTTCTAGGGCAGGTACAGGCCCTCTGGAGTACGGTTCTGGTTGGCTTGTTCCCAAGCGTCTGTGAGTGCGAAGGAGGCCTCCAACAGACTGGCATACTGTGCCAAGAGGCGAGGAACGTAGTCGTAGATCGTTTCAACTGCTTCGTTGATCTCTGGGACGATCTCCCAAGCTGTGAGATCAACGCTGTGTAGAAAGTGAACAGCAGTCTTAAGCTCTGACCAATCGTTCACCAAGACAACATCTTGTTCAGTCATCAATAGTCACCCACTTACCGTTTCGGTAAGTCATAAGCACCCAATCTCCTGAACCACAATACTCGAAATCCCAACCGTCCACAGTGAAGCCGTCTGCTTCATAGCCACTGGGCCAGGCGCTTTCGGATGTGTTCAAAACACGTAGCCATTCCCTAGCAGTCTCTTCAGTCATCGAGCAGATCCTTTGTGAGAACAGTGATTCGGCTGATATCCAAAGGCTGAGACTTCTTGTTGTCATGGGCCTTGTGCTCAAGCCAGTCAACCCACACACGACCTACAGTGTAGAAGCGACCTACATGCGCCTCAATCCGGGTAATCGTGCCAATACCTACAGTGTAGGAACTTTCCCCAGACCAGATAACCTTAACACCCTCCAATATCGGCGTTCCACGCCAATCCTTTATCTCATTCACTAGCCCTCCCACTGATGTTGCAGCTCGGCTTGTGCCGACGCTGAAGAACGAACACGGCGACGTTCGAAAGGATTGTCTCCGCCTACATGTCCACGGAGTTTGTCCAACACTCGATTGACCCTGGAAGCAGCCGCAACACGTGAAATACCCAAGTGACCGGCCACTACATCAGCACCGGCATCCCTGCCGGGATCGCCCTTGAATGCCCACACCAGGATCTGATAGTCGGATTGTTTAAGCTCGCCAAGACCTGAGCAAACATCCAGCCACAGTGCCCGATCAGGGTATTCAAATTCGAACAGTTCACCAGTGGACGTATGCTCAATCACAGCCGGTATAACCTCGCGTAGAATACGCCTGCTGTAAAAGAACAAATCCTCTGCCCTGTAGCCGAGAACAGAAGCCTTTTCACGTTGTGCATACGCACCTGCGGTGCGAACCATTTCTTTGACCAAACCGTTGAAGTTGCCAACATTGATGTAGCGCTGATATTTGCGTGGCTTCTCCAGCGTGTCCAGCCAACAGACCTGAATAAGGTCATCCAGTTCGGTGTATCCTATGCAACCAGCGCGCCCTTGTCGCGCACCCATAGTGATTGCCTTCGCCACTTCTTCCTCAGTCAGTGGCGGCTGTTCGTCAACTGCGTACTGTGGATCCATTTAGCCTCTTCGTTTCCTTGAACCAGCCACCACAATCATTGCAACGATACTGCTGGTATATTCCTGTCGCGAGTCGTCGCTCTCCGCGACGCTGAAAACTACCACTCCCACAGAAGGTACAAGCCTTGATTTCAGGGTTGTCATCGTACAGCAAAACATTGGGATGATTGGTGATCCAAGACCGAAGCTTATCGTACAACTTTTCTGTAATCACAACATCCTGCATGTTGTATTCGCGCATACGCGCCCAAGCTTCTGGATCACCAGCCATACACTTGACCCACAGATCGTGACCCTCGTGCTTGACCTTGTTCACACCTAGCAGCTTACCGGCCACATAATCCAGCTTCATGCTGGGCCAGCCGAAGACACGCTTCACAGTCTGGTATAGGTCGATCTGCTGGTATGGTGCTGGAACTGGGTATCCCTGTTCAATGAACGCGCTATTCAAGCGGGGAATGTCAAACTTCTTACCGTTGTACGTGATAACAGCATCGGCTAGGTTCACAGCATCGTAAAGGTCTACAAGACCCCATCCATCCTCAGGATCGATGTGCTCGTATCTGGGACCGTAGATGAAGTACGTCTGATCTATATCGTGCCATTTGTACGATGCGCACAACAGCTCTGAAGACTCCATCAATTGATTCAGGCCGATGTGCTGCTGTCCCCAAAGCTGCCAAACATGTGCAAGATTGGGCGTGGTCTCAATGTCCACCGTCAACAGCTTCAAAAAAGATACACCTTCCTTCGTTTACAGTGGCCGCAGGTTTCGCACCAACGCTCCGCGTAATTACCGCCCACATATTCCCACCTCTTGTACCTGTGTGGCCAATGCGGTATCCGTCTGACCTTTCTCATACCCTCATCTTGAATGTACACCTTCATCCGAGCATCAACACCAAGCCGCAGACAAAAATTCCAACACTGACTATCAGCAAACCGAGTGTGCTAGCGCAGGTTCGCCCGCCAGGATGGCGGTAAGGGTCCTCATTCATCGAATACCCAACTCTCGCTCAAGGTCTGCTGTATGGCGCTCAGATTCACTGAAGTCCTGTACCGAACTACCATCACTACGGAGTACTCCGATAAGCTTGTGCGTCCCATATTCCGTCCCTACCAAGCCCTTAGCTGTCGTAAGAGCGGCTAGATCATCTGGGGCCTTTACAACTACGGCGTTCGCGCTGGTGGTGTACTCATATGTATATACGGCAAAGTAAGTGCTTTTGGCTGGAGTTTTGTCTCTACCAAACATCAGACCTCGCCAGCATCGTAGTCCGGGATAGGGATCCCGTAGGTTTCGTCACCATCTGCTTCAAACCACTTGGCCCCGATGTTGAGCTTGGCCACTCGTGCCGCCTGAGCGGCCCGTGAAGCCTCTTCTGAGGTCTCCTGTATAGGCTGATACCCCTGGAGTTCTGCTAGCTCCTCAGCGTCCACCGTACGGACTGTCTCCGGCATTGGAGTACCGGCCCACTCCCACGAGTGGGGCTCAACATTGGTGGCCCCAAGCTCATCCGTCATCTCATCAAAGATCATGCGTACCTTATCGATAGAGGTGTTCTTTCGGATCTTCCAAGTGGTCTCTCGATCACCATCGGCGATGCGGAGAAGGAGGGAGCCTCGATCCAGAGGCTCCCAGCTAAACTTACTGGTCACTTGTTCCTCTTAATAAAAGCTATGTAGAAGAGTGTCACCAGAATGGTGAGCAGCATCATCTGTGTGATGGCAAACTCATTGCGCAGCAAGGCCTCTAGCTCAGTCACAATCCCTCACATTATCAAAAGGTGCAACAACATCCTCGAAGAGCTTGACCTCGATACCAACAGTCTTAGCGTACATAGCCTCAGTCAAAGCCTCACTAGAGGTGAGGTACCCCGGAAGCACGACCACCAAATCAGCCGCGTCAACACAGTACCGAAGTCGTTCAAGCAGAGTGTCTCTGGCCTTGGCAGGGTTTACCACAGTGTAGTCGGTCAACCACACGATCTCACGCTCAGCCTTGAAGAACCACTCGGGATTCCTAAGGTCGCCGCACAGGTAGAGCAGCTTGTCGGCGTTGTGTCGGTCAGTCACAGGTTGTCCTCTCCCTCTTCCAAGCTAATCAGATCCCAGGCAATATCAGCCAGACCGATGTCTGGCTCCTCGAACCAGTGACGAATGTGTGTCATCCAAGCTTCCTTGGATGCATAGCTGTTCCAGCTATCGCGAACGCGCTCTTCCCAAAACTGGCCACGATCATTGGCCAAGGATGTTGCGGAAATAGGACTCACCCTCCAACAAATACATGCTGTTCACATCTTCACCTTGTGGTAGTTGTACCATCTCCACAGACTGTGGAAACCTTTCCTTCCAAGATTTGAGAAAACGCCTACCGGCGTCATCACCATCGCCGAACACTACGATTCGGCTGAAGTCTTCGAATAGTCTGGTCCAGTGTCCTTTCCAAGACTCTGCTCCGGGCTGGCCCACTGCATCGAATCCAAGTTGATCGAGTATGAGAGCGTCAAGTTCCCCTTCAGTGACGCATATGGTGTCACCAGCGGTGACAAGAGATCCGACATTATAGAGCCTAAGGCTCGAACCAGGTCTTCCGAGGTACTTAGGACACCCAGCCTCAGCACAGTCGTGTCCCCGAATGCATCGGTAGCGTAGATCGACCACCCCTGAACGTGTGACAAAGGGGATGACAAGTCGTCGGTATGCAGCCTCACTGTCGCCGTGGATTGGTTCATCAACTACTCCCAGTCTTGCCGAAACGGCTGTGTCCTCGGTAATTCCTCTTCCGTCCAGGTAGTCTGCGGCCAGATACAGGTGCGTCTGATACTGTGCCGTCTGGCTCTCCAGCAAGAGCCGTTGCTCTGGCGTAAGCCTCTGCAAGAGATAGACCTCCCTGTCTGTGTAGAAGACCTACAGCGTCTCCTTGGACGCCACAAGCGAAGCATTTGAAATAGTAGTCGTTGTACCAGGCGGAGGGGTGTCGTTCCTCATGGAACGGGCACAGCATTTTAGAACTGTTGGCTGTGAACTGTGCCCCGAACTCTAGGAGAATAGGTTCGATGTTGAACCTAGCTGGCATGCTTAAGCTCGATGAGTTTGAAAACCACATCTTGGCCAGTTCCGTTGGTACGACACCACGCCTTGTTTTCAATGACCTGTAGAACAGTCATCGTGGGATTACCGAGCCAAGTCCAGATGCCCTTTGCAGCGTTAGCATTTATATGCACAACCTGGTTGCCGACTTCAATAGGCTCCACCTTCTTGGTGAAGGTGACTTCCATGTCCCATTCTGAAGAATTGAACTTCTCCCGTGTTGGGGCGTTATCAGCCGTGTAGACTTGCCAAATAAGTTCGTCTTCGTGGAGGTCCCTGCGAATCTCATTGGAAATAGGTATGTTCTTAAACGTCTTCTTCTCGGCCATCCAAACCAAATCCCTTCAGGATCTGTTCCTTGTAGTGCTTAAACACGAACTGGTAGACTGGGTGGTTAGGTGTGAGATAAGACTCGACCACCGCACAAAACTCATGCAGTGGGAACGTAATCACACGTTCCTTCTCAGCTTCCCTCATCATCGATGAAATCCTTCAAACGGAGGACAACGAAGCTGTCCTCGATCCTATGGCGCGGGTTTTTTACTACCAGGATCGGTACCGGGGTGACTGAAAGGTTCCTGGCCTTGGCGTAGTTGGCTGCTTCTCGCTCTGCTTCTGTGAGCCAGGCGTGCAGGCTGAGTGAACTGTTTCGATCTCGGCGAGCCTTGAGTTCAGCGATGAAAGCACCTCCGCCAACGCTAATGTCTCCTTCGTCGTTAGCTCCCGCTTTCGCAAGTCGTTCACTTGGCACTCCTGACTCCCGCAGGAACAGAAGGATGTCTGTTTCAAACTGGCTACCAACTCTTCGAGCGTCATTAGTCATCGGCCCTGGCCCACCGAGTATCGGCTTCTTCAACGAAATATGCAGCTACCAAGCCCCATCTCCGCTTATCGGCGACCATGTTTCCCCCAACGCTGGCAGCAGTACGACGATTGTCGTACGGACCGTAGAAGGAATCATAGGAAGCATCCCCCCTGTGGGTTGACACAACCACCCTGTACACCTTAAAGGTGTCTTGGTGCAGAATACGAGCCATTACTCCAACTCCTCAATCATCGCGATGGTCGGATCAACCAGAAACTGAAAACTACTGTACCCGGTAGCATCGGCAAAGCCGTTGCGATTCTTAACCGGTGCAAGATAGAAGATACCATCCACATGTGCAGTGGTCAACACCAACGTAGAAAACTTGGACACCTTGTTTAGGATAGCCTTCATAGGCTGACAAGGATGACCGTCCTCATTCTCACTCGTGTGGCAGGCGATCACTATACAGGCGCCAGTGTCACGTGCGAGCTTGTCCAAGTATCTGACAATACCCTCCAGTGAACCACCGCCATCTTCGAAATAGTCCACCTTCATCAGGATGTCAACGACCACCAGATGCGGGTTATCACCCCACAACTCCTCAAACGCCATCATCTCCTCTTCGATCTCCTCAAGCGATGGTGAGGCGTTGAAGTTCCAGCGGACCCAATCCATGTCAGACAGCTTGCGAGCGGCCCACTGTGGATCCTCTAGAGCCCTCTCACGCATGTCCCTGGAGTCTTGCTTGGTTCGTCTCGCCAGGAAGCGAGACACAATATCCATCTCGTTGGTGTCGTTGCTGATGTAGAGTGTCGGAACCTTCATGGTGTCAACCAAGTGGCCGATAAACATGGTCTTCATAGAACCTGGGACACCACCAACCAACACAGTGCCTCCACGATAGAAGCGGATCCCTCGCTCCTTCAAAGAGCGGAACACATCAGGCAGTGGTTCGCCATTGGTGAGCCCGCGCCCAACGGCGCGGGCCAACTTGAACGACAAGGACTATCAGCCCCAAACCGGATCGCAAACCTTCTCCGGGCAGAAGTAACCCTTCCAATCGCCCTTGGCAGAGCGTCCAGTCTTCACATCACGCTCACCATGCTCACACTCAAACTTGGATCCACCAGAAGCCGCAGGCTTCTTCCAACCGGAAGACTTGGTACTCGGGCCAGTAACACCGGTGGCAGTCTTCACATGCCGCTGGAAGGTTGCCTCAGACTTGGCAGCCAGGTCCATCAGCTCAGACAGCCGATCCTGATCGGCGAGAGTATACTCAGCCTCATCCATGCCGTTGAAATGGAACACAATCCACGAGTTGTTTCCACCACCCTTGAGGGTGACAGTCATGAACTCACGGTTGGATTCAGGCTCAGCCTCCCAAACGTCCTGCTCCACGGCCTCATCCTTCTTCGTAACCAATTCAGTCTCCAATGAAATAGGGGTTGTACCTGTCAAAAACACGGGTAGTTTCGGTGTCACCTGATTGGAGGAAGCAAGCTTCTGCAACACCACATCGTGCACACTTGAATCCACGGTTGGGGAGGAAAACTCCGGACTCAACTCCATTCTTCCACTCCTGAGCTAGTCTGTCAACAGTTTCCAGGTTCCAGTTCGAGACGTCCATCTCGTAAAACTCATCGTCTTTAAACATGTAGTTGGAAGCTATGAAAGACCAGCCACCCCACATGTCTGTAAAGGGCGGAGTGGTGTATTTTGTCTGCCTAGCCAGCCACTGCTTAAACAAGACTGTGTAAATGCCAAGCTGTTGATCAGAGTCAGGGCGAGAAGATCCAGTCTTCATATCCACAATAGACCAGGTTGAGGTCTTCCTGTCAAGCCACGCTCTATCCACAAAAGCCTTGATGACAAGGCCCGAGGGCAGAGTGTGGGAAATGTCCACCTCAACTTCATCCCATTGTAGGCCACGATCAGCCCACTGGCGGACGTACCTAGGACCCTTCTCCGACCAGTGTGCGTAGCCCTGCTTGTTATTGCCGTAACCAGCCGTCCGCCACTGTGTCTCGTCCTCCCAGCCGCTCTCCCGTGCCTCCTGGCACGCTAGGTGAAAAGCGTAGTGAAAAGCTTCCTCAGGTGTCCCATCCCAACCGTCCGTATCAATCCACTCTGTTGCGGTATGCACCGCACTACCACCGAGTAGATACCAAGCAGGTGGTTCGGGAAACTTTCGAATCTTTGCTAGTTCGTATGCTTTGCCACAATACAGGTATGAACTAATCGAGCTGTGACTTGCGTGCAATCTCCGCCTTCTTTCGGTTCCGGTATGCTTTGCAACGCTCTGCGTTGGTTGTGTTTCTACTGTCGGGATACTTGGGGTTTTTCCCACCGAGACGACTGCTGTCGTCACGCATTTGACCGCGTGAGTTGAAGTATACCCCGCCGAACACACCGTACACCTTGTCGCCGGGTTCAGTTGCAGCTTTTAGACACAGGTCCTTCACTGGACAGTTGGGGCACAGTCTGCGCCAAGGCGCATCCGGGAGCTGATACTCTCCCAAGCTCTCAGGAAAGAATATATCAGGATCGACGTCTTTGCAAGCCGCTTTCAGTCGCCAGTCCCGAGGGGCCGTAGCCTCCCAGCTCTTGTGTTCGACAGCCGTCAAGGTGGTCTTGTGTGTTCGTGCAGGCTGTCGAAGGTAGGCCAGGCTGTTCTCACCCAGGCCCTGGTAGAAGAACTCCTTGTAGTGCCCCTGAGCTAGGAGGCTCAGATCAGGTGTGAACTGCTGCTCAGTTCGTCCGGTTACCATGTGGAAGACACTAGCACACGGTGTCAAGCCCCACAGGGTTGTCATGATAAGTCGGACATCTATGATGTCCTCTACGTCCACCGACCAAGGTTGCTTGACAGACACTATCTGGTTCGCTACAATATGAACGTAGTGAATAAGTGGTTGGGAACCTAACGGTTCCCTACTACTAGTAGTAAGCAGCCCTGTAGGGCTGCTAGTAACTATATACCCCTGTGGGTTGCACACGGCCGCTAGCCGTGCTACAGTGGGTCCCATGAGACAACTCGCCAACGGCAGCATCCTAGTCCCTGAGGACTATAGGGACCTGGCCAAGATGTTTGACTGGATGGAACGCCAGCACACGCTGGCGCTGGACACAGAGACCACAGGTCTCGACATCTACTCTGATGGCCACAGGCTCCGCTTGATCGCTTTGGCTACGCCTTCACAGGCGTATGTGTTCCCGTACGAGACGTTCCCGGACAAGATCTGGCAAACTCTTAAGAGCTTGCTTGGCAAGCGGCTTATCATGCACAATGCAAGTTATGACATCCAGGTGACCAATCGTCACTTCGGTGACGAACTGCCTCGTTACATCGAAAAGCTTTGGTCGCAGACTAGGGACACCAAGATTCTTGCCCATCAGATCGATCCTCGTGGACGTGATGAAGGCGGTATTGGACAGTCTCTAGAAGAGCTTCTGGCACATTATGTGCCAGACTGTCACAAACTTAAGAAGGAACTGACAGATGAATACATCCGACTCAGAAAAGCAGGGGAGCTACCAAAGGAAGCCTCTGCCAAAATTGCGGACATGTACCGATGGATGCCAATTGACAACGAACTCTTCCTCATCTACGCAGGGACAGACGCCATCGGAACAGCCAGGCTCTTCCAGCAACTCCAAAAGCAAATAGACATCAAGTCAAAACTGACCAAGGACGATCACAAAGTTGCGATGATCGCAACCCTTATGGATGCCAAAGGCTTCCTGCTGGACGAAGACTACACCCGAGATCTTGCTAACTCCTTGTGGGATCAGGAGGAACAACAGAAGGCC